GTATTTATTTAGATAACACCCCATTACAAAATTCCGATGGAACATATAACTTTGAAGGTGTAACTGTAGAAGCAAGAGAAGGCCATGATCCTCAAAGTAAAATAAATGGATTTGATGAAGCTTCTAATACTGTTTCTGTTAATACTGAGGTAACAAAAACAGGAGATGGAACTCCAGGCAACCCAAACATAGGTGTAACAAGAACAGTTTCAACTTCTGATTCGCATGATGCAGTCAGGGTTCTTGTTAGGATTCCAGCTCTTCAACAAATAGAAGATGATGGAGATATTGTTGGAACGTCAGTATCTTTCAAGATACAGATGCAAACAGATGGAGGTGGCTTTGTTGATAAAATATCAGAAACAGTAACAGGAAGAACAGGTGATCAATATAAAAAATCTTATTTAATAACTTTACCTAGCAGTTTTAATACTGGAGTAGAAATAAGGATTTTAAGAGAAACTGATAATTCAGGAGATGCCAAGCTTCAAAATTCAACTTGGTTTGATAGTTATGTTGTTATAACTTACACCAATAATACTTATCCTAATTCTGCTTTAGTTGCTCTTCGTGTTAATGCAGAACAATTTAGCAGTATTCCTCAGAGATCTTATATTGTCCGAGGAATTAAAACAAAAATACCTAATAATTGTACTGTTGACAGCGCAACTGGACGTTTGATTTATGACGGTACTGCTTGGAATGGTACGTTTTCAGAAGCTACTTGGAATAGTTGTCCTGCTTTTGCACTTTACGATTTATTGACATCTGGTCGTTACGGTCTTGGAGATCATATTAGTGAAAGTCAACTTAGTAAATTTGATTTTTATGCTGCTTCAAAATATGCAAATGAATTAGTTTCAGATGGATTTGGAGGTTCAGGACAAGAAGCTAGATTTTCATGCAATGTTTGTATAAGAAGCAGAGCTGAAGCTTTTAATTTAATCAACTCAATGACTTCTGTTTTCAGAGCAATGAGTTACTGGAGCGCAGGAAGTTTGGCTCTTTCTCAAGATAAGCCAGTTGCTTCTAGTTCTTGTTTATTTACTCTTGCAAACGTAACTCCAGAAGGCTTTGTTTATCAAGGCAGTAGTCAAAAGACAAGATCAACAACGGTTGTAGTGAAATACTTTGATATGAACCTTAGAAATTATGCGTATGAAGAAGTTGTAGATACTGTGGCAGAAAACAAGTACGGGAAAATCGTTAAGAATGTAGAAGCTTTTGCTTGTACCAGTAGGGGTCAAGCTCATCGGGTCGGGAAATGGATGCTCTATTCGGAGACTCAAGAAACTGAAACCGTCACGTTTGCAACCAGTATTGATTCAGGAGTTATTTGTAGGCCAGGTCAAGTTATAGATATTGCTGATCCTGTTAAAAGTGGCTTTAGAAGAGGAGGCAGAATTAAAGCTGCAACAGTTTCTGATATTACGGTAGATGGAACAAATGGAGTAGATACTGATCTTCCTCAAGGCAGTTCAATTGGTTATACAAGAACACTGCATATTGTTCGATCCAATGGAGAAGTTGAGTCCAGACCAGTTAGTAATATTAGTGGTTCGATTATTACTGTTGAAACTGATTTTACAGATGCACCTAATGTTAATGGTCTTTGGATATTAGAAACCACAGGAGGAACATCAGCTCAGAACATAGAAACGACCCAATGGAGAGTTATTTCTGTTACGGAAGAAGATGGCAATGTTTACGCTATTAATGCTCTTTCTTATAACAGTTCAAAATATGCAAATGTTGAATCAGGGATTGCTTTAACGGTAAGAGATTTTAGTAATTTAAATGAAATCCCTGCTGCACCTGTCAATCTAAGAATATTCCAACAGCTATACAAGAAAGGAAATGAGATTAGAGCTAAAATTGTATTCTCTTGGGATGCTGTTTTAGGTGTTAATGAATACGAGGTAAGAACCAGAAAAGATAATGGAACGTGGAAAGTACATAGACAGCAAGGGCCAGATGATGAAATTTTAGATATTACTTCTGGTACATACGAAGTAAAAATATTCAGTTTAAATGCAGCAGGAATACCATCTACAACTGCTTTAACTGGAAGTGTTAACGCTGCTGGTAAAACACGAGTTCCAAGTGATGTTACTAACTTTGCCTATACATTAGATTCAAGACTTGGATTTATTCTTCATTGGGATAAGTTAGTTGCTAACTATCCTTTCTTTGATGATTTAGATGTTGTTGGGTATGAAATAAGAACAACAGATGCTGAATGGGGATTAGATAATAATGATTATTATAATTTTGTTTCTCCTGTTGCAAGTGAGAATTTAATAGCAAGAGTTACAGCTAATAGTTATAAGCTTGGTTACACCCCTCCAGGTTCACGATCTTATTATGTCAAAGCTTATGACAGTGAAGATAGATATAGCTTAAATGCTGCTTCCGTTTCAATAGCGATTCTTGCTCCTGTCACTCCTACTGCTTTTGCAACAATTGAAGGGAATAATGTTGTTATTACTTGGTCACAAGTTTCTACAACAGCAAGATACGCTATTGATTATTATCAAGTTTCTAAAAGTCCTACATTTGCAACAGTCCTTGAAGAGTTAGATACGACCCTTTACACAAGAGAAGTTGATTGGACTGGAGCGCAAACTTTTTATGTAAGAGCTGTTGATATAGCAGGGAATTTTAGCGTAGCGAATAGTGTAACGCTTCAAAATACACAGGCATCTAACTATGGATTAACTGTTAATTACGATAGTGGAACATTTGCCGAACTTAATTGGAGTGAAAGACATGGTGGTACTCCGACTGTTGCTTATCAAGTAGCTCACAGTGCGCAATCTGTTACTTCTTTTGGAGAAGCCACTGGTAATCAACAAATACAAGGAACAACTTTTTCCTTTGTAGTGACTTGGAATACAGCTAAAAGATTTTGGATTCGATCAATTGACGCTCAAGGAAATACAGGAGCTGAAGAATATTTCGATATTTCGTTTACTATTCCAAATGCAGTTTCAAACCTTGAGGCCACTTTTAAAGGAACAGCAGGTAACGCTCTTTTAAAAAGTGAACTAGAACTTACTTGGACTGCCGCAGCAAAAGGAAGTTTAAATATTGAAGAATATGAAATTAAAAGGGGAAATGTTTTTGCTAGTGCAACTGTTATTTCAACAATAAAAAGTTTATCTGCAACAACACAGGTTGATTGGAATGGAACTCAATACTTTTGGGTTGTAGCGAAAGATATTAATGGAAATTATGGAACAGAAACATCTATAGATGCAACTGTCACTCCTCCTGCTGCTGTTGGATCGTTCTCTCAAGAAGTTATTGATAACAATGTGTTGCTTAACTGGTCTGCTGCTGAATCTATTCTTCCCATTCTTTATTACAACATTAAACGTCAAACGAGTCCCAGCTTACCTTTAGATACTGTCGCTCATTTCAATAGTCGGGGTAAAGATATTGGTACTAAACAGGGATTGTTTACGACTGTTTTTGAAACAATTGCTGGAACTTACACTTATTGGATCGCTGCCATTGATTCTGCTAATAACACAGGACAGCCAGTCAGTATTACTTCAAGTGTTAACCAGCCACCAGATTATATTCTTAGAAAAAATGTAAATAGTATCTTTGAAAGTCAACCTTCTGTTCCAACAGTAGTTACAAAAACAAATGCGTTTGCAGATCAAGGATTCTTATTCGTCAATGTAGATACATCAAGAACTTATCAAGATCATTTTATTGGTACAGGATCATCAAGTTCTCCTGAATTTCCTAATTGGAACTCCTTTGGGCCAAATGAACTTTATGGTTTGCCTTCTGCGGAAACTGGTAGTTATACAGAGATATTGGATTATGGAACAACATTAGCAGGAACAAAAGTCACGATGACTTTTACAGGAGAAGATGTAGCAGGGGACGCAACTATTACTCCTAAGATTTCAACAAGTCCAACAGGGCCAAATGACAGTCCTGCTGCAAGTTATAGCTGGACAGATTTCAATGCTAGTGCCACAACAAATCCAATTATTACTCATTCTGCTTTTGGCACTGCTTTTAGATATATCAAGTTTGATTTTACGTTCGCAAGTGCTGGAAGAGATGACCTATTAAAAGTTACGTCATTAAATATGAGATTAGATACCAAGCAACTGACTGATTCTGGTAATGGAACAGCAAGTGCTAGTGATAGTGGTGGAACAAGTGTTAACTTCAATCTAGGTTTTGTTGATGTTGAATCAATTACAGTAACTCCAAAAGGAAGTTCAGCTCCTGTGATTGCAATTTATGATTTCACTGATACTCCGAATCCCACATCGTTTAAAGTGTTGTTATACAACACTTCTGGCACTAGAGTTAGTGGGGATTTCAGTTGGACAGCAAGAGGTAACTAATGGCTAATTGGGATAATCCTCAACTTACAAGTACATATACAAATTTCTTAGCGGAAGTAAAAGCAAGAGATGATGATATTGCTGTTCAGTTTTCTACAGGAACGATTAGCAATCAGCCTGATGGTGCGATTAAATGGGATAGCAGTGCAAATATATGGAAGAAATGGAGTGCTAGTGGAAGTTCTTGGGGTGCATTAACTGGAACTTATGCTTTCCCAGCAATCACAGCTACAACTGGAGGTTTTAGTAGCAACGTCACGATTACTGGAACATTAGATGCGACTAGCACTGTTTCTGGTACGGCTTTTATCCCTGATGGAAGTACTGTTCCTTCAAGTGGAATCTATCTTCCTAGCTCTAATACTCTTGGCTTCTCAGCAGGTGGACATCGAGCCT